TAAATTCCAACTCTTGAGTTTCAACGATGAATTTACAAGAGCACAGTTTAGAAGTTTGGTAGAACCTTTCTTGAGAGATGTTCAAGGACGTAGAGGTATTACAGATTTTAGTGTTGTATGTGATGCATCAAACAATACAGGAGAAGTTATTGATAGGAATGAGTTTGTTGCAGACATCTTCGTTAAACCTGCTAGAGCAATTAATTTTATATCACTTAACTTTATTGCAACACGAACAGGTGTAGCATTTAGTGAAGTTCAAGGGTAGGAGAATAAGATGGCAAGTATAGACGATTTTAAAGCAAACCTAATTGGTGGGGGTGCTCGTGCGAACCAGTTTAGAGTCACAATCACTCCACCGCCTGGCATTGCAATTGGACTTGATGTTAGACGAACTTCATTTCTCTGTACCGCAACCAATTTGCCTGGCATGACGTTAGGTGAAGTTGCAGTACCATTTAGAGGAAGAAACATTTATATTGCTGGTGATAGACCAGAGTTTGATACTTGGACAACCACTTTCTATAATGATACGGACTTTATGATTCGTAACGCAATGGAAAGGTGGAATAATGGTATCAATGATTTAAGAGAGAATACAGGAGTTACAACTCCAGCTGATTATCAATCAGATTTATTTGTTGAACAATTAGATAGAGATGAAACAATACTGAAAAGTTACATTTTTAAATCTGCATATCCACTGACAATTGGAACCATTGATTTATCATCTGATACAACAAACGCTCTTGAAACTTTTGAATGTACTTGGAGATATCAACACTTTGAAGCATCTGGCGTAAACTTCTAATTTGAAACCTACTAAATAATACAACATAGTAGGAGTTATTATGGCTGAACTTTTTGGATTCCGTTTTGAAAGAATGAAAGATGTAGGGGGAGAGAAATTTACTCTCCCTGCTTCTGAAGATGGCACTGTAGAAATTGCTGGTGGAGGTTTCTTTGGTCAAGTTTTAGATACCGATGGTAGAGAAAGAACTGAACAGGATTTAGTTCGTAGGTATCGTGACATTGCACAACAACCCGAATGTGATTCTGCAATCGAAGATATTGTAAATGAAGGTATTGTCTCGAATGAGATGGATCAATCTGTATCCATTGTATTAGACAGACTACCCTATCCCTCTAAAATTAAAAAGAAGATCACCGAAGAATTTGACGAAGTGCTTCGACTTCTTGATTTTGATGTCAAGGGTCATGATATCTTTCGCAGATGGTATGTTGACGGAAGGATGTTCTATCACAAAGTCATAGACAAAAAATCTCCACGAAAAGGTATTCAAGAATTACGATACATTGACCCAAGCAAAATTAAAAAAGTTCGAGAAGTTAAAAAAGAAACTAAACAAGGTTCAAGTGTAGATCTAATAAAAAAAGTTGAGGACTATTATCTCTACAATGATAAAGGTCTTGCAAGTCATGGAACCTCTCAAGGTATAAAGATTGCACCCGACAGTATTAGTTACTGTCCATCTGGTGTAATCGATCAGAATAAGGGCCACGTTCTTTCTTACTTGCATAAAGCAATTAAACCTGTTAACCAACTACGCATGATTGAAGATGCATTGGTTATCTATCGTATATCAAGAGCTCCCGAAAGACGTATCTTCTACATCGATGTCGGTAATCTACCAAAGATGAAGGCAGAGCAATATCTTAAAGATGTAATGAACCGATACCGTAACAAGTTGGTATACAACGCATCAACAGGTGAGATACGAGATGACCGAAACCACATGAGTATGTTGGAAGACTTCTGGTTGCCTCGTAGAGAGGGTGGACGAGGAACAGAAATCACGACACTGCCTGGCGGTTCTAATCTGGGTGAGATAGATGACATCGTTTACTTTCAGAGAAAGCTGTATCGTTCATTGAATGTACCCATCTCTCGTATGGAAGCAGAACAGGGATTTAGTATTGGACGGTCAACAGAGATTACAAGGGACGAACTCAAGTTCACTAAGTTTGTACAACGATTGCGTAAGAAATTTACTGCACTGTTTACAGACGTACTTAAAACACAATTGATACTCAAGGGTGTTGTCACTCTTGAAGATTGGTCTAATATCAAAGAACATATACAGTATGACTTTTTACAGGACGGACACTTTGCAGAACTCAAGGAAGCAGAACTTCTCAAAGATAGACTAGAGGTTCTACAAACAGTTGAATCTTATGTTGGTACATTCTTTAGTAAGAAGTGGGTTCAGAAGAACGTCCTAAATATGACTGAATCAGAAATTGATGATATGCAAGGTGAGATCAATAAAGAAGCTGGTACAGATCCAGAAGACGGTGGAGTTGATTTTGGGCCTGATAACGATGGTGTTAACAGGTATGGTGGAGAAGATAATGGAGGACAACAATGAGTGTTAAAGATTTAGTAGATAAGTTAGTGCAAGGAAGTCACCTTGAATCAGAAGATTCTTTCAAGTCTGCAATGGCAGATAAGGTTGGAGCCGCACTAGAAATTAAAAGGCAAGAAGTTGCAAATAGTTTTGTTAAAACTATTCCAGAGGTTGAGGAAGATGCCGAGGAAGTTTGATCGGGTCTATAGTTCTGTTCTTGAAAAGGATGAACATAAAACCTCTAAGGAGTACAAAAGACTTTCTCCGAAGATGAAGAATGCTGTTGATGATATTTTTCGGAAAATGGATTCTAAACCTTCAGATTTCCTAAATACTTTTGATAAAACTATTAAAATGGTTTCTAAAAAGTACAAAGTTCCAGAAAAGGAACTGATGGGGTACTTTGAAAAAGAAATGTTAACAATCTAAGGAACGAAATCATGGCTTTAAAATTAGTAAAACACGCTGGAACGATTACTGCATCAACTATGGGCGATGATGCGGCTCATAGTCTTGAATTGGGTAAACTTGCAAAGGGACACGCAATCAGAGTAAATGAGTTTGCTGGACAAGATATTTTCATAAAGGTAACAAACACGAATGAGTCAACAGCAGTAACTTCAAGTAACGGAATGTATGTAAAGGGAGGCACTTCAGTTACAGTTGTACCAGAGGGTGATAGACCAAATTTAATTGGTGATGATGGCTCTTTCTTTGTAGTACAAGATACTTCAGCTAATGCTGGAGATAAAATTTTATTAGAGGATGATACTAATAATGCGATTTTATTAAATGCGGCTGAACAACAATATTTGCTATCTGCGATTAATGAAACTGCTGGTAGTGATGGTGGAGTTCATGTAGAAATTATATCACAAGGTAATTCAGTATGAAACTAATATCAGAACGCATAGGACAGGATCATGGAAACAGTTAAGTTATTTTCAGAACAATTTTCAGATGAGGTAGAATACATCTGCGAAGAAAAAGAGAACGGTAATAAAAATTACAAAATTAAAGGTATCTTTATGCAAGCGGATATTAAGAACCGTAATGGTCGAGTATATCCAATGGAAGTATTGCAGAAAGAAGTTAAGAGATATAACAAAGAGTATATCAACGAGAAACGTGCGTTTGGTGAGTTGGGACACCCAGATGGCCCAACGGTAAATCTAGAACGTGCATCGCATTTAATTACTGCATTATATCCCGATGGAAAGAACTTCATCGGTGAAGCAAAGATACTGAAAACACCTATGGGTGAGATTGTAAAAAATCTCATGGACGAAGGTGCAAAATTAGGCGTGTCCTCTAGAGGAATGGGTAGTTTGGATCAAAAGAATGGTGCAAACTACGTTAGAAGTGATTTCTATCTCGCAACTGCGGCTGATATAGTTGCAGATCCTTCCGCTCCCAACGCATTTGTCGAAGGGATGATGGAAGGAAAAGAGTGGGTTTGGAATCATGGATCTCTTGTAGAGGCCGAACTAGTGCGTATGAAAGGACGAGTTGAACAAAGAGTTCGGTCTAGACACGCAAAAGAGGATGCTTTGGAGTTTGCAAAGTTCCTCAAAATGTTATAATTTATAAATAATCGTTAATAAGAATATAAGGAGAAATCCCCATGGCGGACAACGAATTAGATAAATCAATTGAGGAGCTAGAAGCCGAAGTTCTTGCAGAATTAGAACTTGACGAGGCCAATGGACAAGATGCTCCTAAAAAGGGTGCTGTCCCTGCTGAAAAAATGGATAAAGTCAAAGGCGAAGTCCAAGACACAGGAAAAGCAGTAGTAGACCCAGAACAAAAAGATGCCCCTGCAAAGAAAGTTGCAGCTAAAGCAAAAGAAGTTGGTGGTCAATCACCACAAAAGGGAGAAGGAAAACCCGACAAAATGCAAAAACTTGCTGCCCAGTATGAAGGTTATACAGACGAAGAAATCAGAGAACTTTGTCATTCCAAAGATCATGACTGTGCAACAGTCGTAGAACATCCAGTATGGGGTAGAGGAAAACCCATTCATTCTTCACACGCAATACCTGATGACGAAGGAAATGTTGAGTGGTATGATGTTCAGTTCAAACCATGGTATAGAGGAAAA